AGCATTGGATTGCGTAATAAGGCTTCTGCCTTGGCTCCGCGATCCTGCTCCTCTAACCGTTTTCCATCCATCTCCATCTCCTACTGTTGCAAAAATACCACACTATACGTTTTTCGCAAGCATTTATCCACTTAACGCCTAATCCGTATTCCCCCTAATGAAGAAAAGTCTGGTAGTTTTAAGTTAGACAAATCTATTGGCTGTATATTTAAATTTGGAATAACAACTGGAGCTGGTTTTGGCTGTGTATTCGTCACAGTGTTGCCTGTTTTGTCTACTCCTAATAGCTCAGGTTTTGCCATTTTTGAAAAATCTAATTTCTTCAGCCCTTCAGCTATAGCCGCTTGATCTATTTTTAGATTGGAAAAATCAAGGTTACCAAGGCTTTCCGAAAGAGCTTGATGGAACGGATCATTTTTTATTGCATTTTCTAGTTTCTTTTTCTCAGCTTCTCTGATCTGGGAAACAGTTGTAAATGGCAGTGTCTGCTCATTGTGACGACCTTTAGAGTATTCACGCGCATCACTAAACAGTCCGCCCCAATCAATATTGTTCGGAGTGCTTTCTGTCGGAATCAAAGCACCCTTCTCAATCATGTCGATAACAATATCATTAGCACCGCGATTAACATTGCCATTGTTAATGTCAATCGTCTGGTCAATGCCTTTAAGTTTTGACTGATCTACCTTAAAGCCAAGATTATCTGTCAACTCGTTTAACACTAAGTTGGTTGTATGCAACTCAGGCATCGTGTATACCCAGCCCTTGTTTTTGCTTGCTTCATCTACAAAGGCAAAGTCATCGCCCTTATAGCCAAGCTCTGCTCTACCAAACGTAGAGCCGCCACCTCCAAATGCACGACCTACAATCGGCAGGCCCTGCAACACATCTTTGACGCTAAGATCTTCAGAAAGAATTTGCTCAAGTCCAATCCCTATTCCAATAGGCCCAAGCACTGGTGCTACTGTTCCAGCGATGGAGCCAATAGAAGCGGCTGTGCTTCCTGCGGCGGCACCCTTAGTCGCCATTAATGCGGCAGTTGTAGCGGCGTTAGCAACAGCAACGGCTTCGCCAGCAGAATCGATACCACCCTCAGCCGCCTTAAGACCACCAAGAATAGTGCCAACATTAGCCATTTGACCAGCGCCAGGTAAACCTTTTGATAAAGTTCCTGGGACTTTGTTCATAACAAGGTGATCTAACCCTCCATAGGCTTGAGCAATGTTGGCCGCTGTTGGATCTTCAAGTGCCTTGCCAATAGCAAGCCCAGCACTAGCGTCTGCAACGCCGCCAACAATCTCACCCGGTAAGCTGATCTGCAAGTCTTGTGGCAGAATTGTGTTTAACTCTCCAACAGCATCTACAGCTTTGTAAAGATTGTCTGGGTTAGGATTGTTTGCAAAGTTTTCAATACTACCGTAAGCGTCAAATGCTTTTTTGCCAGAAGGCAACACAGTCTCTTGGAATGTGTTTAGCCATTGTGGCTTGTCAAACTTTTCATCAAGTTTAGCCAAAAATTCTTTTGTTTTATTTTCCATGGTACGCAGACCTTCGTCGCGTACAAATTGTTTTTGTGCGGTGTATGCTTTATCTATGTCAGCTTTAAGCTCTGATTCCTGCCAACCTTTAACAAGCGGATCAACAAAAGTTTTCTTTGCTGGCTGTGTTACTTTTTCCTCAAACTTTTCGCCTAAACTTTCTTCTTTTTTCTTAACTTCACCAGAGAAAGGATCGGTGACCAAGTTAAATAGATCTTCCGCGTATGGATAGACAGCGGCTAACGCACCAGCGCCAGCAATAGCTTGAGCAGGGTTAAATTTATCCTTCTGCACCTCAAACCCAGGAATTTGAGCTGGGATAAATCCGCCAGCGCGATACATATTTCCAAACATACTAGGATCAAAAGCAAAGCTCTCTTGGAATTTCTGCTCTAGTGGAGCGTACTCTTGACCGTAGTCTTTAGAAAAAAGAGATTGAATATTGGCAACATCAGGAGCCATGCCTAACAAACCTTGGCTCATTGCAAAGCGACCAGATGGTGTCTGCTCATAACCCTTCATAAACTCTGGCAGGTTAGTTGCTGAATACGAACTGCCTGACTGAAATCCAGGAACATAACCAATCTGCGAGCCAGGCACCTGAGAAGTAGAAAGACCACCCATAAGCGTGTTCGGAGCTAACGGCGCTGGAACATTCAGCAATGTCGCCGTATTAATTTGATCCGATGTAAGTGGCCCAACTGCCATGCTTATACTCGCGGCAGGTTAGTCGATGTCTGCACTCCAGAGGCAAGCTGTTGCATCCGAAGCTGACGCTCAAACTCAAGCTCTTGCTGACGCAACTGTAACTCAGCCGCCATCTGCTCACGCTTGAAGGCAAACTCCATTTGCATTTTCTCTTTCTGCAACTGTAAGTCTTGTTGTGCTTTGGCCTGTTGCATTTGCATCTCTGCTTGCATTTTTTGCATCTCAATAGCAATGCGTGGATCTTGCTGTGGCTGTTGGGCCTGTTGCGGAGGAGCGTTGCGTGGGTCAGCAAAAAACTCTGTTGGATTTTTGAAGCCAGACAATTCAGCAATCTTGGCAAGTGTGTTGCGATACTCAAGCGGCGTAACAATCGGGTTGTTCATACCCATGCTACCCATAATCTGCTCTTGCTTGGCCGCAATCTGATACAGCGTTGCAAGTTGCTGGTCTGTTTGACCAGTGCCCAAGCCAACATTGATCTGCACATCATATTGGTTTTGCCACTCACGCGGATCCATCGGCACAAACTGATTACGCAGGCGAACAATCTGTGGCTTGTTTTGATACTTCGTAACCATCTGTAAGATGCCACGGAACAAGTCACGCACACCTGTCTCAGCAAACACACGGGCAATCATTTCAATCTTGCCTTGCGATGCGGCTTGCATAGCGGCAACAGCCGTAGCTGTGGTTGACTGCAACGCATCTGCATCCAGACCCATTGACTGACGGCTCATGCCAGTGCGCTGTTCTTTGATGCGATCCATATACTCAAGTGCAGGGAACACAGCGCCAGATACTTCTGGAACCTGCAAGGGCTGAACCATACCTGGCGCACGAGTACGCACAATACCGCCTGGACGGTTGGTCAGCAGGTCGTCAAGATTAACCTGACCCTCAACAGCAACCACCCGAGCGTTGTTTGTGTTGTAGATGTTGTCTAGCAACTGACGCATCAGAGTTGACTTAATCAACTGCACGTCCATCACAAGCTCGGCAACAGAACGCCCAATAGCGCGGTGTGGCATCAAGATCGGAGAAAGAATAGCAAAAGGAACGTGGTCGTATTCTTCGTTCTCTAAGATATGATAGCTGCTACCGATGCTAACAACGCGACGCAACTCAGCAATACCGTCACCATCATAATCAGCCTTAATATAGCTTTCAGTGACAAGAACGTCGCGCATTGATGGGTCTTTGCTGTCAAACTCAGAGTTTGTTTCAAGATCCTCAAACCTGCTTGTTCTTTCTTCAGTCGTTTCAAGTTCAGTATATCCAGCATATTGCTCAACTTCTTCTTGGTCATATCCCATAGACACCAGATCGCTGACCGTCATCGTCGTGCGATGAGCAACAAAGTCTGCTGTACTTAGAGACTTGGAACGCTTACCAATCAAAAATTCTTCTGGCGGTACATTCTCAATATTGACGCGGCCACTCGTTTTCGTGCGGCGTAGCTTTACGTCATAAATTGTGGGGGCTGGGATAACGCTACCATCAGGTAGCTCCATATCTTCACCAACAATCGTTTCGTCTTGAGAGACAACTTCAACCTCATCATCGGAAAGCAAGATGGTTAGCTCTTGCTCATTCAGTCCCTCATACTCTTCGACTTCAACGTCGATGACTTCATCCCAATTATATTTCACAACACCAAGTTTGAGGAGCAACGCATCCTTAAACCAGTTGTGCATGATTTGGAAGCCTGGATTGTCTGTGTTGATAATCCAGTTGCAATAATCGCTGGCTTGTTCAGCAATCAAAACATCTTCAGGGCCTTTAGGAATAAACCGTACATACTCATCTGACTGCGTAAAGATACGCATAAGACTCGGCATAATCTGTTCGATTGTATCAGATACCTCAGTCGCAACAACTTGCGAACGATCTGACTGCTCATTGCCAAATGGCTCTCCCAAGTAATAGTCCATCGCCTCAATGCGATCTTGACTAAACTCCGTATCGTAGTAGCCTAAAGCCTGTTCAATCTCATTCTGTAGAATGGACTGAAACTCGATGTCACTGATCTTTGCCATTTAATGTTTCCGTAGATTTTTTAGAAGCCTTTTTCACCTGTGTCTTTTTTGCCACAGTTTTAGCAACTTGTATAGGCTCTTGCTCTGGCATGGCGCGGCAACTCTTACAAGCGCCTACATAACCATTCGGATTTGGGTATCCGCATTTGCTACAAATCATTGTCTTACCTTTCTGCGTTTTGGTCGGCCCTTCTTTGGAGCCTCTTTCTTTTCTTCCATCTCCTGAGCCTTAAGAGCTTCTGCTTGCTCCGCAAGCGCCTTTTCTTTAGCTCGGTCGCGTCGATAGATTGTGACATACATCACGCACTCCTTTTAGTCTTACGCTTCCTTTTTTCTTCAACGCCAGTTAGTCGGCCAGAGTTGACCATAGCATAGAACACACCTTCGCCACGCTTTGAGCCGTACTCATCCTTCAACTCACGCATGACCTTTCGGCCCTTGCTTGTTAGTGGCATTACTTCATGCCCTTCATGCAACGACCCATTTTCTTGCAAGCCATTGCGTTCTTGCAAGCTGGGCAGGGTGTGAAGTCTTTTTTCTTAGATGCAGTCTTTTTTCCGTATGGCATAATCTTTCCTTTACCATTTAACTTTGTCGGCCCAGTAGGCGGCTGACATTTTGCCTTTTGCAATGTTCTTTGCATGACGCGCCTTAAAACTAGCACGTTTCTTCTTCATGCGGTCAGACTCACCAGCTTTTGGTTTGCCAGCAGTCTTAGCTCCTTGCTCTCCAAAACGAATGAGCCTGATCTTGTCACCTTCTTTTGCCAGCACAGCATGGCTTTTCTTTGGATGATTGGGGGTGCGTTTGGGCTTGTTATAGCCAGCAAAGCGTTCACCACGATATATGATTGCCATTAGCGGATCCTCATATTGCTTTTTGGGCCAAGCGTCTTACGCACGTTCAAACCGCGTTTGCGGTTACGGCGTTTTGTGCGCGGAACAGGATCATGGGCAACACTAGCTATCTTCTTAGCCATTAGCAGTCTCCAGAGATACCTTCGGGCGTAACACGGATGCTACGCACAATACTCATAAACTCATCTGCGTCTATCTCTGCCTCCCCCGCACAGTAAGCAGACGCTATCAGACAACTATACATTAAATCTTCCCATGAGGAACCTTCTTTTTCCATCTCTGTCAATCCCTCTAGCAAGATAAAAATATCATCGACATTGCAAAACTCAAGGGCGTTTGTATTTATACTATCCATTTGGCTTTCTCATAGTTCAGATTACTGTTCCACTTGTAGCGACTGCCCGACTTTGCAACGCTGGCATTGCTGGCAAAGGTCAAACAGAAAGCATCAGCCAAGTCTGGGCTGTTCATACCACGTTTGCGCATTTCGTCTTTCGACTCAACCTTCAATTTGCCATTACTTGTGAATTTGAAACGCGGCTTACACAGGTCAGAAATCAACTCTTCCTGATCTGGTATCATGCAATCTTTCTCTTCAAACCACTCTTTTGCGCTAAACCATAGTTCATCCCGCAGTCTGGAGTATTTATCTCGCATCGCGGAGCTTTCTGCCACGTTGATGCCCCTTGCAGGTAAATCCAGCTCTTGTAAGCGGTCAACAACGCCAGCACCAATGCCAATGCTGTCAACCAATATCTCTGCCGGGCGGTCAGACCAGCGCGTTGTTTCGTACTCATTTAAGATAATCCCACACAATTCCATCAAATCTTTATTGCGCCATGTCTTCACAGGCTCCGTAACCACATTCCCTTTTCTCTTGCAAAGGGCAGTTCTGTCAGAGCCAAATCGCGCAACGTCTAATCCCCAAACGACAGGCACAGTCTCCGCTGGTGTCTGTTCGCGCTCTGTGGCTGACTGCAAGAGGTACATCGGGATAACAACGTCGTCATCAGCTTCAGGCCATTCACCCAGCACACGCACCCGAAAGATGTTGCTCTCCTCACCATACTTGGCCTTCATATCCTCAATGAAGTTTTTGCCCACCTGAGAGCTATCAGATGAAGCTACCTTCATGGTGTACCATCTATCTTTTACTTTGTTGAAGGCATCATAGAAATAACCAGAGGTTCTAGTCGGGTTACCCGTCATAACCGTCTTGGCACCCTCTGTGGACATCGCACCCTCACCAACCTCAAAGATCAGGTCGTCAACACCAGATGCCTCATCAATCAGAAATAACATATTTGGACTGTGAAATCCTTGCAAGGCTTCTGGATTCTCTCTCCTTGCTGTCCGAGCAACAGCAAAGTTGTCAGCACCGACGACATCAATGCGGTCAGACTTGACATCCAAAACAGACTGAAAGCCTTCAGGAAGCCGCCGATACCACTTCTGGACTTCAGCCCAGAGAATATCAGACAACTGACTGGCAGTGTTAGCTGTACAGGCAATCCTTGCAGGAGTACGAGTGGTAAGCCACCAAAGGATTAACCAAGAGAGAAAGGCGGTCTTACCAATGCCGTGGCCAGATCTAATCGCCACACGGTCATTATCCCTAACAGCCTCCAATGCCTCTCTTTGCCATTTCTCTGGCTC